GCTGCTTTTGAAGAACTTCTTTGGTTTGTCAATGTTCATCTTGCCAATACTGGTAAAGGTGATTTTGAAAATGAAGAAGTTACAATTATTTTCAACAGGGATATTATGATGAATGAATCTGAAATAGTTGAAAACTGTCAAAAATCAATGGGTATCTTATCACATGAAACCATCATTGGTCAGCATCCTTGGATTTCTGATGTAAGTAATGAGTTGGAAAGGATTAAGGAAGAAAAGAAATCAGCTATGGATGAATATTTGGATTCCTTCAATCCTGTAAAGCAGCCATATAATGAAGATGGTGACAGTGATGAAGAATAATGCTTACTGGAAAAGAAGAATGGAAATGCTTGAAACTGCTCAGCTTGAAAAAGGTCAAAGGTTTTATGCTGACCTTGAAAGGCAATACAGAATTGCTTCAGCTAATATTGAAAAAGAAATCAATAATTGGTATCAAAGATTTGCAGAAAATAATCAAATTACTATGGCTGAAGCAAAGAAACTTCTTAAAACTGGTGAACTTGCTGAATTCAAGTGGAATGTTCAGGAATACATTAAATATGGTGAAGAAAATGCACTTAATCAACAGTGGATGAAAGAACTTGAAAATGCTTCAGCAAGGGTTCATATTTCCAGGTTAGAAGCATTAAAAATTCAATTGCAGCAACAGGTTGAAGTGTTGTATGGGAACCAATTAGATGGACTTGATAAATTACTTCGTGATATTTATTCTGAAGGTTATTACCATACAGCATTTGAAATTCAAAGGGGTTTCAATATTGGTTGGGATTTACATGATTTAGACAGTAATCAACTTGATAAGATACTTTCAAGACCATGGTCATTAGATGGTAGAACTTTCAGTGATAGAATATGGGCAAATAAACAACAGCTTATTGGTTCACTTCAGACACAATTGACGCAATCAGTTATAAGGGGTGAATCACCTGATGTTTTAATTAAGAACCTTGCCCAGCAAATGAATGTTGATAGGAATAAAGCTGGAAGGTTAATCATGACTGAATCGGCTGCTTTTGCTTCAGCAGCACAAAAGGATTGTTTCAAAGCCTTGGATGTTGAAAAATATGAAATTGTAGCAACTCTGGATAATAGAACAAGTCAAATATGCCAAGACCTTGACGGTGAAGTATTTGATATGAAAGATTACCAGGTTGGTGTTACAGCACCCCCCTTTCATCCATGGTGTAGAACAACTACTGTTCCCTACTTTGAGGATAATTTTGGAGAACGTGCTGCAAGGGATGAAAAAACAGGTAAGACTTACTATGTTCCCAGCAATATGAAATACAAGGAATGGAAAGAAAAGTTTGTTGATGGTGGTTCAAAGGATGGATTGCAAGAAATTGGCAAAAATATTAAGGGTTGATGATAAATTATTTAACCTTGATGTTGTGAATTACATTATGGAAGGGGTGACCAAATGAAACATAATAAAGTCATAGATTTTGCAAAAGAACAAGGTTATGATGATGCTTTGCACATTGGTAAATGGCGGGATTATGATGTTTATGAACCAGTGTTCAATGGTGATGATGTTTCATTTGTTGGGATTCCCCTTTTGATTCTTGTTAAAGGTGACATTATTTGAATGTCAACAGTTGAAGAAGCATTTGAACAATTACAAGAATCAAAAACTTGAAAATTAAGTTTCAAAGAAAATTAAGCACTTGCAAATGCAGGTGCTTTTTTCATGTTCATTTTAAGGGGTGATTATGATGAAACACTAATATTTCAAGGGTACTATTATCCCTAAAAACTTTTTTTTCGTGGCTTATAGGGCATTTTAGAAGGTCACTTTTTTTAGTGATTTTCTGCAAAGAAGGTGATTTGTTGCTGAAAGTCAAGAAATCACGATTTGATGAATCTTATATTGTTTATGACCCTACTGACTTCAGCAAACACACTCATATTCAACAGCGGGGTGTTGCTTATGTTGTTAAAAGGAATGTGGAAAGAAACCTTCTTCCTAAAACAAATAGTATTCGGCTATTAAAAAGCCATATCAGGGTTTCTGATAATGAAGATTATATTGAAATGGTGCAATCAAAAATTAATTCTTTAAAATAAACTTCGTCTTTTTGGTATTGTAGACGGTAAAGAACAAGACCACAGAACTGGACTGAACCAGGTTAAAAAATGAGTGTGAAAGGATGGTTGATTTATGAAAAAAGAAGATTTAATTAAGTTAGGACTTGATGAAGAAATAGCACAGAAGGTTGCTGATGCCTTTGCTGAATATCTTAAAGGTTTTATTCCCAAGTCAAGGTTTGATGAAGTAAATGAAGCAAAGAAAAAGCTTGAACAAGATATTAAAACCAGGGATGAACAACTTGAAGCATTAAAGAAAATTGATGCTGAAGGATTACAAGCAGAAATTGAAAGGCTTCAAAAAGAAAATAAGGCAACCAAAGAAAAATATGAAGCTGAATTAAGACAATTAAGAATTAACAATGCAGTTGAAAGAGCATTGATTGCTTCAGGGGCAAAGAACATCAAAGCAACCAAAGCATTACTTGACCTTGAAAGTGTTGAACTTGATGAAGATGGTAATGTGAAAGGATTGGATGAACAGATTAAGCAGTTGCAGGAAAATGAAGATTCCAAGTTCCTTTTTAACATTCAATCTTCAAATAAGCAACAGTTCAAGGGATTTAAGCCTGGCGAAAGAAAAGATACTTTACCAGGGGAAAGCCAACCGTTTTCATTGTTTGAAGCGGTAAAAATGCATTTTAGTAAAGAATAAAAAATCAAATTATTGAAAGGTGGTAATTTATTATGGCTGTTACTTTAGCACAAGCAAAATTGAATGTGCAAGATGCACTTCAAATGGGCGTGATTGATGAATTTGCAAAGTCTAATTTTATATTGAACAATATTACTTTTGATGATGCAGTTTCTCCAACTGGTGGCGGTGCAACTCTTACTTATGGATATACAAGACTTATTACCCAGCCAACAGCAGCATTTAGAGCAATCAACACTGAATACACACCACAAGAAGTGACCAAGCAAAGATATACTGTTGACCTGAAGGTATTCGGTGGTTCTTTCCAGATTGATAGAGTGCTTGCAAATATGGGCGGTATTGTTGATGAAGTTGCATTGCAGATACAGCAAAAGGTGAAAGCAGCTTCTGCATTATTCAATGATACTGTAATCAATGGTGATAGTGCTGTTGATGCAAATGCATTTGATGGACTTGAAAAAGCACTTACCGGTTCTTCCACAGAATATATTCCAAGTTCAGTAATTGACCTTTCAACTTCTTCAGCAATTGATGCCAACTGGAAAGTATTTTTGGATGAACTTGATGAATTCTTGATGGGCTTGGATGGTACACCTTCTTTCATTGGTGGTAACACAAAGCTTATTGCTAAAATTAGAGCATGTGCAAGACGTGCTGGAATGTATCAGGTAACAAAAGATAATTTTGGTCAGCAGGTTGAAACTTATGGTAATATTCCGCTTGTTGATTTAGGTGCAAAACCTGGTTCAAATAACCCTGTTGTTCCTATTAATGGAACAACTGGTGAAACTTCCTTATATGTTGCAAGACTTGCACTTGATGGTTTCCATGCTGTTTCAATGGCTGGTCAATCTCCAGTAAAAACTTGGTTGCCTGATTTCAAAACTGCTGGTGCTGTTAAAACTGGTGAGGTTGAAATGGTTGCTGCTGTTGCACTTAAAGCAACAAAAGCTGCTGGTGTTATGCGTAAAATTAAAGTTCAGTAATATTAGGGGTATTTCAGCTATATGCTGGAATACCCTTCTATTTGCATTTTTTTGAATAAGGATGGTGAAAAGTAATGGCAAAGATACTTTGTCCAAATAAAGAATATAACGGTATTTCAGCATCAGTTACTTTTGTAAATGGTGTTGGTGAAACTAATAATCTACAGTTGATTGAATGGTTTAAAAGTCATGGTTACACTGTTGAAGAAGATGCTGAAAAAGATGAAAGCAGTTCTGAAGAACCTAAAAATAGACGTAAGAAAACTGAATAAAGGATGTGATTATTATGCTTGATGATGTAAAGAAAAGACTCGAATCCTTTGGCTATATTGTAACTGATGCTGATGCTTGGGTTCTTGATTTCATCATTAAAAAAGTAGAAAATCACATCAAAAATCAATGTAATACTTCAACTGTTCCTGAAGAACTTCATGAAATAGCAATTGATATGGTTGTTGGTGAATTTCTTCTAAATAAAAAATCAAGAGGACAATTAGAAGGGTTTGATTTAGAAGCAGCAGTAAAGCAAATTCATGAAGGTGACACAAGTGTAACTTTTGCTATTGGTGATGGTAGTAAAACCCCTGAAGAAAGATTGGATGAATTGATTTTATACCTGATGAATTATGGAAAAGGAAAATTTGCTTCTTATAGGTGTATAAAATGGTAATAGGTCATAAGAAAGCACTTCAAATGTTGTGGAAAGGAACCTGTTCTGTTTTCATCAGGGAAGAAAGATTAAATCCAATCACCAAAAGAACTGAATTTGAAGAAGTTCCAATTTATACAGACCAGCCCTGTAAATTATCTTTTGTAACTGTAAAACAGACATTGGAGAACCAAAATGTTGCTGAAGTCATTCAGGTTACAAAGCTGTTTATTTCTAATGAAGTTGATATTCCAGCAGGTTCTAAAATAAGGGTTACCCAAAATGGAAAAACAGCGGATTATGAAAAAAGTGGTGAACCTGCTGTTTATACTAATCATCAAGAAATCACCCTGGAATTATTTAAGGGGTGGGCTTAATGGCAAGAAAATGGGGCGGTTGTGACTTTAGACAGTTGAAAAATCTTCAAGAAAAGTTGAATAAACTACAAAGGGATGATTTTCAAGCCTTTTGTGAAGAAGTTGCAAAGGAACTTGCTGCAAGATTATTGGCAAAGGTAATTAAAAGAACACCTGTTGGACAATATCCTGCTGAAACAGGTAAAGTTGGCGGTACTTTAAGGCGGGGATGGACTGCTAAAACTGAAGAAGAAGCAATAAAAGGTGCAGTTCCAGGGGCAAAGGCTTATGTTGATTCATTAAATGTTGCAAAGGTGGGTGATGTGTATCAAATTGAAATTATCAACCCTGTTCATTATGCTTCTTATGTAGAATATGGACATAGAACAAGAAATCATAAGGGTTGGGTTCCAGGAAAGTTTATGTTAACAATTTCAGCAAATGAACTTGAAACACAAGCACCCAAAATATTGGAAAAGAAAATATTGAAATACTTGGGGGAATGTTTTGATGGTGAATGATTTGGTCGATGGCATTTCAGTTAAATTGAACCAAGTATTTGGTGATGGGGTAAGAATATATAGTGAATCGGTAAAGCAGGGATTGAAAGAACCCTGTTTTTTTATTGCTGTTCTGAATCCAACCCAAAGCCCAATGATTGGGGTAAGGTATTTCAGGGAACATCCTTTTGATATACATTACTTCCCTTCTAAAGATGGGGGAAATCAAGAAATTCAGGACGTGGCATCTAAATTATTTGATGCCCTTGAATATATAATCCTATTGGATGGTGATTTGGTTCGTGGAACTGAAATGCACTATGAAAAAGTTGATGATGTTCTTCATTTCTTCGTGAAATATAACATGTTTGTTTATAAGCAGGTTGAAAAAGCAGACCCAATGGAAACATTGACTGTCAATAACAATGTAAAGGGGTGATTTAATGTCAGCCAATAAGACAGATAAGACAACTGAAGTTTTATACACAAAAGAACAATTACTTTCAAGTAAAAAATACAGTCATAGGAAAGATGCTTTGAATGTAGTGCTTGAAGATGATAAGCAATATACATTGAAGCAAGTTGATGGGTTGATTGAAAACTTAATGAAAATCAAAGAGAAAGGTAAGGTGAAATAATCATGGCACTTGGTGGTGGAACTTTTGTTACTCAAAATAAAGTGTTGCCTGGCACATACATTAATTTTGTCAGTGCAGCAAGAGCATCAGCAACCCTTTCTGACAGGGGCATTGCAGCATTAGCCCTGGAATTGGATTGGGGTGTTGATGATGCAGTGTTTACAGTGACATCGGAAGATTTTCAGAAGAATTCAATGAAGTATTTTGGCTATCCTTATGACCATGAAAAGCTTAAAGGGTTAAGGGATTTGTTCAGAAACATTCATACTGGTCATTTCTATAAGCTAATGAATAATGGTGTTGCTGCCGAAAACACTTATTGCACTGCAAAATATAAAGGTATAAGGGGCAATGACATTAAAATTGTTGTAGCAACTAATATTGATGATGAAACCAAAGTTGATGTTTCAACCTATGTTGGAACAAGGCTTGTTGACAAACAAACAGTTCTTCCAAATACTAATAACCTGATTGATAATGATTGGGTAGTATGGAAGAAGAATGTTGATATGAACCCAACTGCTGGATTACCTCTTACTTCAGGCAGTAATGGTGATGCAATAACTGGACTTCAATATCAAGACTTCCTGGATGCAATTGAATCTTATAGCTTTAATACCCTTGGCTGCCTATCAGTAACAGAACCTATTATAAATTTAGTGGTTCAGTTTACAAAGAGGATGCGGGATGAAGTTGGAATAAAATTTCAAACTGTTGTTTATAAGACCCCTGCTGATTATGAAGGGGTTATTTCAGTTGAAAACAAAGTTCTTGATGAAGGTGTTCCTGAATCTTCTTTGGTGTATTGGGTAACAGGGGCTGAAGCTGGTTGCCCAGTAAACAGAAGCTTGACTAATAGCTTATATGATGGGGAATTTACTGTTGATACTAATTACACTCAAGCTGAATTGGAAGCTGCTATTCTTGGCGGTAAATTCATCTTCCATAAAGTTGGTGACAATGTAAGAGTGCTGGAAGATATAAATACCTTCATCACTGTTACAGATGAAAAATCCAGTGATTTCAGCAGCAATCAGACAATTAGGGTTCTTGACCAAATTGCAAATGATATTGCTGCATTGTTTAATTCTAAATACCTGGGCAATGTTCCCAATGATGAATCAGGAAGAATTAGCCTTTGGAATGACATTGTAAAACACCACCAGTTGTTGGAAAGCATCAGGGCTATTGAAGATTTTAACCCGGATAATGTAACAGTTGTAAAAGGTGACCACAAAAAAGCAGTTGTGGTTAATGATGTTGTCATGCCGGTCAACGCTATGGCACAATTATATATGACTGTAATTGTAGAGTAAGAGTAAAGGAAGGAGTGAAAATAGATGGCTAATACGATGAATGCTAAAGATGCTGTTAGTGCTTCCCTTGCTGAATGTTTTGTTACCATTGAAGGGAACAGATATAATTTCATGCAAGCAATTGACCTGGAAGCAACCTTTGAAAAGCAAAAAACAGAAGTTCCCATTTTGGGTAAAACAGGCAGGGGTAATAAAAGCACTGGTTGGAAAGGAACCGGAACAGCAACATTTCATTATAATACCAGTATTTTCAGGGAACTTCTTTACCGTTATAAAGAAACTGGTGAAGATATTTACTTTGATATTCAGGTAACCAATGAAGACCCAACCAGTTCAGTTGGCAGACAAACGGTAATTTTGAAAGACTGCAACATTGATGGTGGTATTTTAGCCAAGTTTGACGCTGATGCAGATTATTTGGATGAAACATTGGATTTCACCTTTGAGGACTTTGAAATCCCTGAAAAATTTAATATGCTTCCTGGAATGAGATAATAAAGAAAGGGTGATGTTGGATGAGTAATCTTTCAGCATTTTTGGCACAAAATGCCTTGAAAGTTGAGAATGTGAAACATGTTGTTTCAAAAAGATTTGTTGATGAAAAGGGGGAACCTATTCCTTGGGAAATTCGTTGTATTACTTCAACAGAAGATGAAGCTTTAAGAAAATCCTGCACTAAAAGGGTTCCCATTCCTGGTAAAAGAAATCAATATACACAGGAAGTTGACTATAACTTATATCTTGGGAAGTTAGCGGTAGCTTGTACTGTTTTCCCAAACCTTCATGACAAAGAACTTCAGGATAGTTATGGGGTTATGGGTGCAGATACATTGCTTAAAACCATGTTGACACCTGGGGAATATGCCGATTACCTGACCAAGATTCAAGAAATCAATGGTTTTGAAGTAAGCTTTGAAGAAGCGGTTGATGAAGCAAAAAACTCATAAAAGAAGGCGATTTTGAAGCAAATATTGCTTACTATTGCCTTCACAAGTTTAATATGCTTCCTTCTCAATTCTTGGCACTTGATAGACAAGAAAGGGCTTTTATTGTTGCAGCAATAGAAATCAAAGTTGAAGAAGATAAAAAGCGGGAAAAACAGATTAAGAAGCCCACAAGAAAGAAAAGGTAACAGGATGGTCGTTTACAATGACCATCCTGTTATCTATTTGAAAGGTAGGTGAGAACATGGCAACAATCAGAACTGCAATTCAAGTTTATGATGGAATGTCACCAGGGTTGAAAGCCATCACTAATGCACTAAACATTACTATTTCAAGTTTTGAAGCAATGCAAAGGGCTTCCAGTAATGCAATAGATACAAGCAGCATCCAGGCTGCAAGAGAACAATTAAATAAGGCTGAAATTGCCTTTGATGAAGTTGAACGGGAAATTAAGCAAGCTAATGAGCAGCAACAAAAATTTAATAATGAAATAAGAAATGGTCAATCTGCTGCTGATGAACTTCATAATAAATTTATGAAGATTGCTGCAACTGTTGGTGCTGTTTTAGGTGCAAAGCAAATTATTGGCTTATCGGATGAAATAACCCAAACATCAGCAAGACTTAATATGATAAATGATGGACTTCAAAGCACTGAACAGCTTCAAAGTATGATATTCCAAGCTGCCCAAAGGTCAAGGGCTTCTTATGCTGATACTGCTGATATTGTTGCAAAGCTTGGATTGAGGGCTGGGGATGCTTTTGCTTCTAATGCTGAAACAATTGCATTTGCTGAAAACTTAAATAAATTATTTGTTATTGCTGGTGCTTCACAACAGGAAATGGCTTCTGCAAGCTTGCAATTAACACAGGCACTTGGTTCAGGGGTTCTTCGTGGTGAAGAACTTAATGCAGTATTTGAAGCAGCACCTAATATTATTCAAACTATTGCTGATTACTTGGATGTTCCCATTGGTCAAATTCGTGATATGGCAGCGGAAGGTCAAATTACTGCTGATATTGTAAAAAATGCAGTATTAAGTGCAACAGAAGAAATTAATCAGCAATTTGAAAGTATGCCAATGACCTTTGCCCAAATTTGGACAATGATAAAGAATGAAGCTTTAATGGCTTTTCAACTAGTATTGCATAGAATGAATGTAATCGGAAATAGTGAACGGTTTAATATTTTAATAAATAATCTTATCAATGGAATAGTCATTCTTGCAACGGTGGCAGCGGAACTATTTGACATCATAACTTCAATTGCTGGTGTAATTTCTGATAATTGGTCATGGCTTGAACCTATTGTTTGGGGAATTGTGGGTGCTTTTATAGCTTATAATGCAGTTGCCCTTATCACCAATGCAATACTTGCAATTCAAGGAATACAGGCTAAAATTGCAGCAGCAAGTCAGATGATGCAGGCAGGGGCAACCTTCACTGCAACAGTAGCCCAGCATGGACTTAATGCAGCTTTATATGCTTGCCCATTGACTTGGATTATACTTTTAATCATTGCTTTAATAGCTTTGTTTTATGCAGCGGTTGCAGCAGTAAATCATTTTGCGGGCACATCAGTAAGTGCAACTGGAATTATTGTGGGTGCTTTTATGGTAGCACTTGCTTTTATAGGAAACTTATTTGTTGGCACTTATAATCTTATTATTGATATTGTGGCTTCTATTTGGAATTACATTGCTTCATTTGCTGAATTTTTAGCAAATGTGTTTAATGACCCAATAGGTTCCATAGTAAGATTATTTGCTGGAATGGCTGATGCTGTTCTTGGTATTTTACAGGGTATTGCTAAAGCCATTGATGCCGTATTTGGTTCCAATCTTGCTGAAGCTGTTAGCGGTTGGAGAAGTGGGCTTAAAGGTGCAGTTGATGACCTGGTTGGTGAAGCTAAAATACAAATTCCAAGGCTGGACACCAGTTCATTATATTTAGACAGGTTTGAATACGGTAAAGCCTGGGAATATGGATATGCTGCTGGTAAAAAGTTTGAAGAAAGCATAAATCTGAAAAACATATTGGGCGATGCTGCAAGAACATTGGATGCTTATGAACTTGGAAACCAGCTTGATGGTATTTATAACGGGGTTGACGCAACGGCACTTAATACAGCAGCTATGAAAGATTCAATGGATGCAACGGAAGAAGAATTGAAATATTTGCGGGATATAGCTGAACAAGAAGTAATTAATAGGTTCACCACTGCTGAAATCAGAATTGATGCACCAATAAATGCAAATATTGCTTCCAATATGGATTTAGATGGAGTAGTAAATTACCTTGAAGAAAAACTTTATGAAACAATGCAAGTTGCAGCGGAAGGAGTGCATGAGTAATGGCATATATAATGTATTTGGATGGTGTTGCCTTACCTGTCACACCTTCCAAATTAGAAATGAAAATAAAAAATCAAAATAAAACCATCAATCTAATAAATGATGGTGAAGTGAATATGTTAAAGGATGCTGGACTTACTGATATAAGCTTTGAAGCGGTTATTCCACATGTCAAGTATCCTTATGCAATATATCCAAGTGGTTTTAAGGCTGCTGATTTTTATTTGAATAAGTTTGAGCAGCTAAAGACCAGTAAAAAGCCTTTTCAGTTTATTTGTTCAAGGGTTTCCCCTTCTAAAAAGCTTTTATTTGATACTAACATTAAAGTTTCTTTGGAAGATTATACAATTAAAGAAAATGCTTTGGATGGGCAGGAATTAAAGGTTTCTGTTAAATTAAAGCAATATAAAGACTATGGAACCAAGCTTGTAAATATTAAAATACAGCAACAAGCAGCAGTTCAAGTGGCAAGTGCAACTGTTCAAAAACCAAGACCTGCTGAAACTGCCCCAAAGTTAAAAACCTATACTGTTAAGCGGGGGGATACCCTTTGGGCAATAGCAAAGAAATGTTTGGGTAATGGTAGCAGATATACAGAAATTTATAACTTAAATAAAAATAAAATATCAAACCCCAATTTGATTTATCCTGGTCAAGTTTTGACTTTGCCAAGTTAAAGGGCAGGTGGTGATATGATTGAACTTTTAATTCAAAATGGAAATAGAGTATTTCAACCTGTTCTTCAGGATGAAATAAGATGGGAAACAGAAAGGAAAGGTCAACCTGGAAAGTTGACTTTTTCTGTTATAAAGGATTCTATTATTGATTTTCAGGAAGGAAATCCTGTAAGGTTTAGGGTTAATAATACAAATATATTTTATGGATTTGTTTTTAAGAAAGAACGGGATAAAGAAAATATTATTAATGTTACAGCTTATGACCAATTAAGATATTTGAAAAATAAGGACACTTATATTTATAGCAACAAGACTGCTTCAGAATTAATTAAAATGATTGCAGAAGATTTTAACCTTCGTGTTGGGGTTTTAGAAGATACAGGTTTTAAGATTGCTTCCAGGATAGAGGACAACAAAAGTTTATTTGATATTATTCAAAATGCCTTAGATATAACCTTGCAAAACAGAAGAAAAATGTATGTTTTATATGATGATTTTGGAAAATTGACCTTAAAAAATGTGGAATCTATGAGGTTAAACCTGTTGATTGATGAAGAAACTGCTGAAAACTACAAATATACATCCACAATTGATGGTGAAACATACAACAAAATAAAGCTTTCTTATGAAAACAATGAAACTGGCAAAAGGGAAATTTATATTGCCCAAGATTCAAGTAACATAAATAAATGGGGTGTGCTGCAATATTTTGAAACCATTGATGAAAAAGTAAACGGTAAAGCAAAAGCTGATGCCCTGCTTCAACTATACAACAGAAAAACTCGTAATCTTACCATCAGTAATGCTTTTGGTGATGTCAGGGTTCGTGCTGGCTGTTCCCTTCCTGTCAAGCTTAATTTGGGGGATATAAATGTTCAAAATTTCATGCTTGTTGAAAAGGTGCAACACATCTTCAAAAATGATGAACACATGATGAACTTGACATTAAGAGGGGGTGACTTCAGTGCCTAATCTAATTGAGATTATAAAGCAAGCTGCTATTGAAGCGGTTGCTGCTTCAAACCCTTGTGCAATTATGTTTGGCACAGTCACCAGCATAAACCCATTAAAAATAAATGTAGAACAAAGATTGACATTGGATGAATCACACTTAATTTTGACATCTAATGTTAGGGATTACAAAACAAAAATTAGTTTTGATAATCCTGAAATTAAAAATATTGTTAAAAATTACAGCATGGATGATATTCCAGGAACTGATTACAAGCTTAGTTACCAACAGCCAATACAAAATGAAATTACTGTTTACAACGGGTTAAAAATGAATGAGTCAGTTATATTACTTCGGGTTCAGGGTGGGCAAAAATATATTGTTTTAGATAGGGTGGTGATTTAATGCTTCCAGCGGTAAATGATGATTTGCAAAAGGACTTTGAAATTGAAGAAGAAACTTCACATACTTACAAATTAGACTTGGATAATTCAACAATTGCTGGGTATGTTGATGACCTTGAAGCCATGAAACAAGCAATTTATTTAATTTTGAACATTGAAAGATATGAATATCTAATTTATAGCTGGAATTATGGCATTGAATTAAATGACTTATATGGTCAACCAATACCCTTTGTTCTTCCTGAACTCAAAAGAAGGATTACTGAAGCATTGGTTCAAGATTCAAGAATACTTGGAGTTGATAACTTTTCTTTTGAAACTAACAAGGGAAAAGTTCATGCAACTTTCACTGTTCACACCATATTTGGTGATGTTGAAGCAGAAAAGGTGGTGAATTTGTGATGTATGAGGATATTACTTATGAACTTATTCTTCAGCGAATGATTGACAGGGTGCTTGCACAAAATCCAAACATTGATACCAGGGAAGGTTCAATAATATATAATGCCCTTGCACCTGCTGCGGTAGAACTTCAGAACATGTATATAGAATTAGATTGGATATTAAATCAATCATTTGCAGATACAGCACAAAGGAAATATCTTATTAAACGGTGTGCGGAAAGGGGAATTTACCCTGAAAAAGCAACAAAAGCAATTTTGGAAGGGCATTTTAATATTGATATTCCCATTGGTTCAAGATTTTCCCTTGATAATCTAAATTACAGGGCTATTGCAAAGATTTCAGATGGTGTTTTTCAAATGGAATGTGAAACTTCTGGAAGTGAAGGAAATCAACAATTTGGAACACTTATTCCTATTGATTATATTGAAGGATTGACCAGTGCTGAATTGACTGAACTTCTCATCCCTGGGGAAGATGAAGAAGATACGGAAAGTTTAAGAGAAAGATATTTTAACAGTTTAGAATCTCAATCTTTTGGTGGGAATATTGCTGATTATAAAGAAAAAACAAAGCAACTTCCAGGTGTTGGGGGCGTCAAAGTTTATCCTGTTTGGAATGGTGGAGGAACTGTGAAACTTGTCATTATTGATTCAACCTACAATGTGCCAAGTTCAACCCTCATTGATGCGGTTCAAACAGCGATTGACCCTATTCCGAACCAAGGGAAAGGTGTTGGCATTGCACCCATTGGTCATGTAGTTACTGTTGAAGGGGTAAGTGCAACTACAATTAATATAAATACAAACATCACTTACCAAGAAGGTTGGACGTGGGCTGATATTGAACCTTATGTTCATAAAGCTATTGATGATTACTTTTTTGAATTGGCTTCATCTTGGGAAAATGAAAATAATTTGATAGTTAGAATCAGTCAAATTGAAACAAGGCTTTTGAATATTGCAGGTGTAGTAGATATTGAAAATACAACTATCAATGGGCAAGCACAAAATTTTGTTTTGGGGGCTGATAATATCCCAGTGAGGGGTGAAGTCATTGGATAGAAATTTAATTGATTACCTTCCCCCAGTGCTAAAAGAAGTAAGGGAATTGAAGTTAATATTTCAAAGTGAACAAACTGAAATTGCTGATTTATGGGGTTCAATTGATAATGCCTTAAATGACCAATTTGTCATTGATGCAACTGAATATGGTGTTAAAAGATGGGAAAAAATACTTAGGATTATCCCAAAAGCAACTGAACCATTAGATGCAAGGAAGTTTAGAATTTTAACCAGGTTAAATGAACAACTTCCCTATACTATGAGAACATTAAAACGGCAATTGGAAGCATTATGTGGGAAAGATGGTTATTCAATTGAACTTTATAATGATGCTTATACTATTGAAGTAAAAGTTAATTTGATTGCTAAAAGTAACTTTGATGATGTAGATGCTTTATTACAAAGAGTCATTCCTGCAAATATGATTATTGATTTAAGACTAATTTACAATCAACACTTAACATTGAAACAGTTTACACATGCCCATTTGCAAACTTATACACATAATCAATTAAGAAGTGAGGTATTAGAATAATGGCTGAATATACAAAGAATTTTAATTTAATAAAACCTAGCCAAGAGGACTTTTATAATGTTGATGATTTTAACGACAACTTTGAAAAAATAGACCAACAGGCTGTAAAGAAAGGAGAAGGCATAGCTGAACTAATTGGCGGCACCTCAGCTAATAGACCTGCACCTGAGATAATAGGCAGGTATTATTTTGCCCAGGATAAGGGCGAAATCTGGCTTGATACCGGTACGGAATGGGTTTTGGCAGCAGCCAGCCGGACTGATTTTGCTACGCATTTGGCTGAAAAGGTGCATCAAGGGGAAGTTCATGGACTCCGCCTAACTGATGGCAAACTTGAATTTTTTGATGGTTCGGATTGGATTGAAATCGAAACTGGCGGCGGTGGTGTTCCTCCATCTAATGTTATCAATCCATCCATCATTGTTGGGAATTCCCAACTTACAATTAAATGGGATGACCCTGAAGATACTGTTGTTGATGGTCAACTTATTTCTACTTGGGCGGGAACAAAGCTTGTAAGAAAAGCTGGAAGTTACCCAACTAATGAAAAAGATGGGATTGTTCTTGTTGACAATAAAGTAAGGGGTGCTTATTCTTCAACTGGATTTGTTGATTCAGGACTAACTAATGGGATGACTTATTACTATCAACTATTTCCATATTCTGACCAAGGTGCAGTAAATAGAAATGAAGCAAATAGGCTTTCTGGCACACCACAACCTTATAAAATTTATGGTGTAGCAATTGACCTTACAAACAGTAACCCTGAAACAGCAGTAACTTATACAGATGATGCTGTTGATATGACTGGTGGGGATGTTGCTTGGGATAATATGAACATATTCAAAGATATTAAGCCATGCATACTGAAGAATGGAATTGTTCAATACTATTTAGACCCTAACGATTTCACAAAAAGGGTTGATGGTAGTGCTGCGGATATAACATCAGGTAATGATGGGGATGTAATGATTGAAATTCCCAAGACAGGATTTTTAATATCAACTGTCGGAAACATTTTAACTGTAAAAGTAACAGATGACCCAAATAATCCTAATTTTAAATATTATGCACATACAAGAGAAACTGAAGGCGATAGGGATAAACTTTACATTGGAGCTTACCTGGGTTGGAAAGATGGCAATAATAAATTAAGAAGTTTGAGTGGTAAAACACCAACTGCTAACCAAACGATTGGAACATTCAGAACACAAGCAAAAGCAAATGGTTCAGGTTATGACTTGGTTTCCTTCTATCCTTTAACCCTTTTACAATGCTTATATTTAATTAAGTATAAGAACCTTGATTCTCAAACAGCACTTGGTAAGGGTTATGTTGATGAGAACAGTGCTACAACTAATACTGGTGGAACTAATCAAAAAGGAATGTTCTTTGGAGAAACAACAGGTAAGCAACAAATGAAGTTCCTTGGTATTGAAGATTTTTGGGGCAACCTTCGCTGGTGGATTGATGGGTTGTTTAGTGATTCAAATAGAAATATTAAGACTGCTTTTCAAAACTTTAATGACACAGGAAGCGGTTACACTGATAGAGGTCAGGGAGCAACATCTGATATTGGAAATTATATGAGTAAACCACAAGGGACAAGTCAAACGGGATTCATTGCAAAAGAAGTTAGTGGTTCAGCTTCAACTTACTTTTGTGATTACGCTACTTTGGCCGCTTCCTGCTTACCTTCTTTCGGTGGTGTTTGGAATGATGGTTCTGCTGCGGGTGCTTTCTCTCTTCGTGTTGTTGATTCCGCTTCGGCTTCGACTTCCCATCTGGGCGGTCGCTTGATGTATTTATAGGGTTAATATATGGGCAATGGTAAAGATTGGATTTCATTACCTGCTTAAAAAAATAGTAGGAAGTTTACACTAATTTGAACACTTCCCACTTACCTAATTTCAGTGGTAATTGGAATAATGGTTCTAATGCAGGTACTTTCTATCTTCATGTTAATAATTCCACTTCGAATTCGAATTCCAATCTGGGCAGTCACTTATTGTTTTTAAGCTTAAATTTTTCCCACTGACTTCCATTGCCCTGGCTCTTGCCAAAACATAAAAATTTTTTAAGCTGTATTAGTAGGCTTGAAAATAACTTTCAAGTTCGAAAATTCGGCATTAAAAAACATCAAAATAGGGGTTGTTTCATGAAAAGATACGGAAATTTATATTCCAAAATCTATGACATGGAGAATCTTAAATTGGCACATAAAAATGCAAGGAAAGACAAGTTATTTTATAGAGAAGTTAAGATGGTAGATGCTGATGAAGAATATTATTTAACACAAATTCATGAAATGCTGAAGAATAAAACTTATGAAGTGAGTGAATACACTGTTTCAGTGATTTCAGATAAGGGAAAAGAAAGAGAACTTTATAAACTTCCATATTACCCTGATAGAATTGTTCAGTGGGCAATTATGTTACAAATTGAATTTGTATTTCTACAAGTATTCACTGATTTTACATGTGCTTCTTTAAAAGGCAGGGGTATTCACAAAGCTTCAGCACTTCTTGATAAGTATATGGGGGATAAAATTGGAACAGCATACACTTTAAAAATAGACATTAATAAATTTTATCCAAGCATTAACCATGACATCTTGAAAAGATTATTAAGAAAGAAATTCAAAGATGCAGACCTTCTTGAATTATTGGATAAGATTATTGATAGTATTCCAGGTGATAAAGGTGTTCCAATAGGCTCTTATCTTTCCCAATACCTTGCTAATTTTTATCTTGCATACTTTGACCATTGGCTAAAAGAACAAATGGGCGTTCAATATGTCATAAGATATATGGATGATATTGTTATCTTACATCATTCTAAAAAGTTTCTTCACTGGTTGAAAAGAAAAATAGATGATTATTTAAAACAAGAACTTGAATTGACTGTAAAAGATAATTGGCAAGTGTTTCCTACTGCAATCAGGGGAATTGATTTTGTAGGATATCGGCATTTTTATGGTTATAAATTATTAAGAAAATCAACTTGTAAAAGATTTAAGAAAAAGATGACTGTAATTAAAAAGAAATGTGATGCTGGTCAAAAGATAACTTATTCAGAATGGTGTTCAGCTAATTCATATAAGGGTTGGTTAAAGTGGTGCGATAGTTATAGATTAAGTCAAAAGTACATTGCACCTATTCAAAAATATTTGGATGATTATTACATTACTGAAATTAAAGAAAGGAAGGTTAACAAATGAAAGATATGGGTATTGTAAGGGGTTCTGCTGCCCAAGCGGAACCTTTAATTATTGGTAAAGATACTGTCTATGTGCATAGCAATATTAAACCTGTTGAAGATGAAGAAGGACTGTTTGAATACCATGAAATTCAGTATGAAAAAGATGAATACATCAAATTGATGGCTGAACAAAATGAAACACTTATGGAAACTTTGGACATCCTCATGTCAGAAATGCTTCCATCATTAATGGTGTAGAAAGGGGGATATTCCAATGAGTAGATTTATTGCAACAATGATTGAAAGGGCAGCAGATGTTTCACTTGAAAAAGGTCAAGAAAAATATAGGGCTTACTTCATAAAAACTTCATTATACGCACCATATAAAGCGGATGCAGATGCCCTGCTGTCAGCAGAAGGCTATGCAGATGTGATTGTTTCTGAATAACTAATACATTTATATACCTAAAAGATAAAACCCCTTTAGAAGTCAAATTTGGGCTTCTGAAGGGGTTCATTTTTATTATGAAAGGAAGTGGTGTGTTTGACAATTGAAGTAGCACTATTAATTTCAGGTGTGTCAGTAGCTTTTGGTATTTTTGCTGGTATTTCAAATTTAAGAAGAAACCAAAAACTTGATGATAAAAAAGATGCTACTGAAATGACCACAGTCATTGTTAAGCTTGAAAACATTAGCATTGGAATCAGTGAAATAAAAAATGAAATGACCAATGTAAAAAATGATATAAAGGAATCCAGGGAAAGGCTTATCAAAGTTGAAGAATCGGCAAAGCAAGCCCACAAAAGAATTGACACACTTGAAAAGTATAAACGGGGCGGTGATTTGAGTGAATAAAAGAACCAGGAGAAAGAAAAACAGGTTTTCCAAGTTCATTGTAACAGTGGTAATTCTCTTGAACATTCTTTTCACTGCTGCGGTTTTATATGTGTTTTTACAAACTGGAAGTGAACCAATGACATTGATTGGGTGCTGGTTTGCTTTTACAACAGGTGAATTATGGATGCTTTCAAGTATCAAAAAATCAAAAGTTAAAAAGGAAGGTGAAAACAGTGAAAATTAACTGGAAACAAAAATTGACAAGTAGAAAATTTTGGGCAGCAGTCACAGGTTTTGTTACAGCAATATTGGTTGCTTTCAAGGTGGATAAGCTGACCATTGAACAAGTGGTATCAGTTATTTCTGCAAGTGCAGTTTTAATTGCCTACATCATAGGTGAAGGAATGGTTGATGCTGCAAGGGCTGGTTCACAAACCAAAGGAGAGGATGAACAAAATGAGCATT